CTTTTAATTTACGAGTCTTAGCAACGATAGCTTCTGATTTCAACTTAACGTTGATTTCAGGGATAGAGATAGTAGCGTTGTTACCGTTTAAAGTAGTGTTACCATCTTCGAAATCACCACGCTCGTTATCAAGTGGTTGTAAATTCCAAGTAACAGTAGTGTTAGCATTTAAGTTTCCATCAGCCATAATGAATGAAGTGCTAGTACCGTTGTTAGTTGTAAACGTTTGAAGGATACCTTCGTTAGTACCACCTGAACCAGAAAGGATAAATGAACGAACAGCTTTAGTATCTAAGTTAGTTAACTGAGCGTTAGTTACGCTTACTTTCTTGTAAGTACCATCAATTGCAGAAGCTGAAAAAGCAGCATCGTAATTGAAATCAGCCCAAGTAGTTGAACCAGTAACGAAAGTTAAACCAGCAGAAGAAGTAGAGTTGATAGAGTAAGAGAATCTACCAGCACCATATAAACCTTCTGAACCAGCACCTGAACCTTCGCTCAAACCGTACATAGATCCTGAACCGTATACATCACCACCATCGCTGAAAGGAGTCTTTTCAGTTCCGTATTGGAAATCTAAGAAGAATACAAGGCCTGAAGGCAAGTTCATAGGTTGAACAGAAACGAATTCCTGAGCAGCGATTTGACCAAATACCTTACGTACCAAAGGAAGAGCTACACCAGCCCATTGCTCACCAACACCGGCAGTAAAGTTAGCACCGGCTGTACCTCCACCTGATAAAGAGGCTTCAGTTACTAATTGCTTAGCTTGGTTCTCAAGGATCATTGACATGTTGTTAGATTCGATCTCGTTAAGACCTTCTAACAAACCTGTTTTTTCCCACTTAGAAGCCAATCTAGCAGCATCGCTCTGCAAGTTCTTCCATGAACCAGCAGCGCTTTCTAAAAGAGTGTTTAATTGTGACATTTGTCTAAGTTTTTTTTTGTTTTACATTAATTATTTAATTCCAGCTAATTTTTGCCATCTAGCAACCTGAGAATCAACTTCTACAATAGGTTGTTTTGTTGGAGCAACACCAGCAGGTTTTGAAGCTCTACCTAAGTTTTCTTTAACTATTTCTTTTTTAGCAGTTACGCTTTCAGAAATTGTTTCAAATACTAGTTTCGCTTCAGCGACTGTTCCCGCTTTATCAAATGCAGCAAGTACTTTTGATTTTTGGTTTTCAGTCAAGTTTTTAGAACGGAAGATTTTGTTAACGTAAAGTAATTTAGCGTTTAACAAATTGATTTCATTAAGTTCAGATTTTAACTCATCGATTTCTTTTTTCATTTCCATCATTTCGTCATCACCTTCCTCAACTTCTTCTTTTTTACCTTCTTCCATTTCATCTTTTTTAGCTTCAGCAACTTCAGTTTCTTCGGAATCCATTTCGATTTCCATTTCATCTTCTTCGCCTTCACCTTCTTCATCCTCCATGCCTTCACCAGCTTCTAACTCGCCAGCTTCAACCATGTCGGCAATTACGTCCTCGATGAATTTCTTAAGATCTTCTTCCGACATTTCTTCTAAATCGATTTCTTCGTCTTCGCCTTCTTCTTCAGTTTCTTCCTCTTCGGCTTCTACTTCTTCTTCAGCTTCCTCGATTTCTTCGTTTTCGTTAATGTCTTCAGAATCTTCGCCTTCCTCGAGTTCAGCTAAGATTTCGTCTAAGTCCATTTCACTGATGTCATCATTGGCTTCTTCAATTTCTTCTTTAGCTTCTGATACTTCAGTTTCAACTTCCTTAACTTCTTCTTTGCTGTCTTTCATTTCATCTACTTCGTCGTAGCCTTCTTCTACATCTTCCATCTCTTCAAGCTTTGCAGCAAGCATAGATTTTAGTTGTGGAGTAAAAGCTTCTTCCAAAGCAGCCTTAGCATTTGCGATAGCCATTTCTTTTACAGCTTTAGCATCAGCAATTGCTTCTTTAAGCAAATCTCTGTTTGTCATTTTACCTCAAAATTAAGTTTGTGGAGTACAGTTATTAGGAACTGTAATTTGAATTTAATTAAGTGAATACTGT